AGATCCAACGGATCCAGATTGGGTTGTTGATCGCCAAGAAGTGAACGCTGCCATCCAAAAGTTATTTGATGATTATGATGTAAAGATGCTTTGGGCAGATCCAAGCTTTTATGAGCCAGATGTTTTAGAATGGTCAAAACAATGGCGTAAAAGAGTAGAAAGAATACCTCCGACAAATGGCCGCATGGCCCCCCTAGCTCAGCAATTTATCGCTGATATAGTAGCAAAAGAAATAGGCCATGATGGCGATAAGACATTAGAGCGCCATGTTCTCAATGCCGTAGCAACCGAAGCTGGAAGCTTTCGCAAAGAGAAAAAGAATTCGCCCCGTAAAATTGACTTACTAGCTTGCGCTGTATTGGCTAATGGGGCCAGGCAAGCAACCAAAGACCGGAAAATGAACAATAACCGAAGGGCAATGATCCTATGAGCCTAACTTCTGATGAAGTCGATCTACTAGATTATTTATTTCGCAAACTCCAAAAGCATGATACTAAAAACTTTGTCTTAGAGCGCTATTACTATGGCCGCAATAAGCTAAAGGATCTTAGGATCTCGATCCCGCCTCAGCTCACATCTGTCGAAACAGTAGTGGGCTGGGCTGGCACAGCCGTTGATGTTTTAGAGGAACGCCTGGATCTGGAAGGCTTTATTGATCAGGCTGATCTTGGAATCAATGATATTTTCCGTATGAACCAAATGGATCTGGAAAGCTCTATGGGCCACAAAGATGCCCTAATTTTTGGAACAGGATTTGTGACTATTGGGCGCGGTATTGATGGCGAACCTGATCCGCTAATTACTATCGAATCGCCTAAAAAAATGACGGCTATCTGGGATATGAGAACCAGAAGGCTATCCTCTGCCCTATTAGTAGATAGAGATGATTCAGGCGCGCCAGTTCGCGGAACAATGTATCTGCCAGATCAAACAATATTCCTTGAGTGGAATAATCGCAGATGGATGGATGTTGATCGGGATATTCATAACCTTGGCAGGGTTTTAGTTGCTCAGCTTCCTAATAACCCAAGATCTGGAGATCCTTATGGTCGAACAGAAATTACTAGGGCAGTAAGAAGCTATACAGATAGCGCTATGAGAACCTTGCTTGGGGCCGAAGTTGCGAGAGAGTTCTACTCAGCCCCACAGCGCTACATTCTTGGCGCATCGGAAGATGTTTTCCTTGATGCTGATGGCAGGCCCCTCAATCCTTGGTCTGTTTACCAGGGTCGAGTTTTAGGTATTCCTTATAACGAAGCCGAAAATGTAATGCCGCAAGTTGGCCAATTTCAGGCTAATGACACCCGCCCTTACTTTGAGCAGATCCGAGCTTACGCTCAGCTATTGGCTGCCGAGACAGCTATTCCATCCAGCTATCTTGGATTCCAGACCGATAACCCATCAAGCGCGGATGCGATCCGCCAGATGGAGGCTAGATTGGTTAAGAGAGCCGAGAGAAGGCAAAGACAATTTGGCCGTACTTGGTCAGAGGTAGCGCGCCTGGCTCTATTGGTTAGAGATGGATCAGTCCCAGCCGAGGCAAATGAGATTAGGCCAATATGGAGAGATCCAGCAACGCCAACCAGGGCAGCCGCAGCAGACGAAGCGGTCAAGCTAATATCAGCTGGCGTTTTATTGCCTGATTCTGAGATCACTTACAATAGAATCGGATTGAGCGAAACCGATAAGGCCGTTTTGATGGCCGAGAAGGAAGCAGCCGCAGCCAATAATTTAGTTTCTAATCTAGCCCAGGCCAGCCTAGCAGCGACAGAAAATCCAGTAGTCGCTAATCTAGCAGGCCGAGCAGGCGGAACAGATGAGATAACAGAGGCCTAATGCCTATCGAAATAAAAAGGCAACAGCTAAAAGAAACAACAACTTTAGCAATCGCCACAACTATCGAGATAACTGATTTACTCAAAGATAGATCCATTCCTGAGATTGCTGGCCAGCTAAGGAAAACGATGCCCGCAGTTGCCAAGCAATTTGGTAATGTAGCAGGGATTATCAGCGCCAGGGATTACGATAAAGAAAGATCAACTCAAAATCTGCCGACTGAATATAAAGCAAAACCAGCGATCCTATCTAATGTTGATGAGATGGATGCGGCTATCGGATTTGGAATTGCTCAGCTGACAAAAGGCGTATCCTATGATACTTTCCAAAGCACTTTATCTGGCGGAGTTCAAAGATTAGTTTTACAGGGTGATCGAGAAACTATTGATCTAAACATAGTATCTGATCCAGATGGAACAACTTACGAGCGAGTTCCGAGCGCTAATTCATGCGCTTTCTGTCTAACGATGGCTGCCGTAGCCGAGGCCCAACGGGATAGCTATTTTGATGGTTATCATAACTTTTGCCGTTGTACGCTAAGGCCAATCTTTACGGGCGGAAAAAGAACCGAGCTTCCGATTTATAAGCAAGTAAATGAGGCTTATTCCCTGGCTGATAAAGAGCTAGAGAGGCAACGCCAAGAATTTGGCTGGTATTCAATGAAAACCAAGCAGGCCGCAGCCCTTAGACCTGATTTAGTTATGAACACCCCAAATCACCTCCGCCTAATGCGGCAGGTAACGGGATGGCATTAGATTTCTGGCACCGCGCCAGATCCAGCCGCATGGCTGATTATCCGCATGGAGAAAACGCATGAGCGATATAACAACAGAAACAAATACTGAAATAAAGTCCGAGGATGAAAGCATCGAAATCATCGATGAGCCGCAAGGCGATAAGACTGAGATCGACTGGAAATCCGAAGCCCGTAAGTGGGAGGGTCGCGCTAAAGCCGCAAAGGCTGATAGCGAGGCCGCCGCAAAATGGAAAGAGTATGAACAGAGCCAAAAGAGCGAGTATGAAAAGCTTGCTGAAAAATTGGAATCTGCTGAGGCCCTAGCATCTGAGGCTAGTGCCAAACTGATCCGCTACGAGGTTGCTTCTCAGAAAAGCATTCCTGCCGAAGCGATCGATCTACTGACTGGCTCTACCCGCGAGGAATTAGAGCAAGCTGCTGAGAAACTATTGTCGCTCATGGCCAATCAGTCAAAAACACCAATCAAGCCAGATCTGAATCAAGGGAAGCCAACAAGTAGTTCTCAAACTACTGCTGATTCTTTTGCCTCAGCTTTGAGCGATCTACTATAAGAAAAGGAGTTTGCTAACATGGCAGACCTAAACAGAAGTTCAGGTAGCATCGAGCTACCTTCAGATGTATCAGGAGAGATCCTGGGCAAGGTTCTAGAGATGTCAGTCATCCAGAGCGCTGCTCGCAGGATTGACCTTCCAGGCAGAGGCACAGCAGTAAACATTATTACTGGCGAGCCAACTGCCGCATGGGTAGGAGAAACCGAAGCTAAGCCAGTATCTAATGGCGCAGCCTCAACAAAGGTTCTACGCCCTTACAAGTTGGCAGTTATCGAGACTTTCTCTAACGAGTTCCGTCGCGACCTTCCAGCTCTATACAACGCCCTAGCTTCTCGCTTGCCAAACGCGCTAGCTAAGAAGTTTGACACCACCGTATTCCACGGAACCAACCCAGGCTCAGACTTTGATAACTTGTCTAGCGCTTCGGCTCATGTTCTTGACTACGATGGAATGGTTGCTGGACTATCAGCACTAGGCGCATCTGGCTATGACATGAACGGAATCATTGTTTCCCCACAAGGCGAGGCAAAGCTTCTAGGCGAAAAAGATGAGCAGGGTCGTCCATTGTTCATCAGCAACCTCCAGGCTGAGGGTGGAATCGGATCCGTATTGGGCCGTCCAGTATTCAAGTCAAAGGCAGCTTACCTAGACACCACAACCGATGTTCTTGGATTCACAGGCGACTGGTCACAGGCAGTCTGGGGCCAGGTTGAGGGCGTAAACATCAAGATCAGCGACCAGGCTACTCTTGAGGTTGGCGAATCAACTGTAAACCTATTCCAGCAGAACATGTTTGCTGTTCTAGCAGAAATCGAAGTTGGATTCCGCATTAGCGACATCGCAGCTTTCAAGAAGCTAACCGCCTAACATTAGGCAACCCCGCTAGGGGCTGGCTTCGGCTGGCCCCTAGCACCCCAAAACTTTTTAGCTGAAAGGCAATCTATGAGCTGGACTTCTCCCCAGGATGTTTTAGATCGATGGGTTGGTAATGATAAGCCAACAGATGAGGATCTGATCCAGGCCCTAATCGATGATGCGGAAACAATTATCCTTTCCGAGTATCCTGGGATCCAGGCCAGGATTGACGATGAATCGCTATCTATCGCAGTTGTAAAAATGGTTGTCGCCAGGATGACCACAAGGATCCTAAGAAATCCAGAAAATCTAACTTACTGGCAACAAAATACTGGCCCCTTCGGCCAATCAAGAGGCTACGGCGCTGGAAATAGTAATGACATCTGGCTATCCGATAATGAGCTTACTTTGCTGGCCCCAAAATCTAGGGGCAAGGCATATGAGATCAATCAGGGAATTGATGCTCAATCGCCTGAGGTTATTGATGAATTTAGGCTTGGCCTGACTAATGGCTATGAGTGGCTAGAGGTTAGCGACAATGACCTTTATTAGAGGCGGAGAAGTAATCACCGTTAGACGGCGCTCTACGGCCTCTACGGACGATTATGGCAACCCTACCTATACAATCTCCACTTTTACCATCCAGGGCGCTCTAGTGGCGTTTGGCTCGACTGATGAGCCTGTTGATGCTGGCCGTAATGCGATAGATAATCAAATTACTGTTTATATCCCCAGGGGAACCCAGATCCAAGACGATGATGTATTTCAGATCAGAAATTCCACTTGGGTAAAAGATGGCGATCCCCAAGATTGGGTTAGTCCCTTTTCTGGGCTTGATGGCGGCATCGTTCTCAATCTAAGGAAGCGCGATGGCTAAGGGCAGGATTTATGTCAAGCTAGATTCCCCAGAAATCAAGAAATTGCTAAAGGGTCCTGAGGTAAAGGATTTTTTATTAGATCTTGGTAATGATGTGGCCTCTAAGGCTGGCCCAGAATATAAGGCAATAGCTGATACCACATCAAGAAAATCAAGGGTGGTAGTAAATGTTATTGATCCAAGGCCTAAAGCAAAATATACCGAAATGAAATACGGCAAATTAGCCAGAGCCTTAGGAGAAGTATCAAGATGATGCCAGCAGTTATTTTTCCAGATATCGAAAAAGTTTTAGTTGCTGGAATCAAAGCAGAGCTAGATTCTAGATCAGAATCTTATGCTCAAGATGTAGTTGTAGCAACGATCAAGCCATCGCCTAGCGTAAGCCCTTATCCATCTAGGATAATTACGATTAGATCGGATGGAGGCCCAAAATTAGATTGGGTTAGAAAATTAGAGAGAGTGGCCATTACAATTTGGGCTGATACCTACTCTGATGCCTCAGATCTAGCCAGGCTAATTGAGGCGCTATCAATAACGCTAACGGGCGATCAAATCAAATTGAGCCAAGTGATCCTATCTCCAATCAGGATTGATGAGGCTGGCCCCCAAGAATGTAGATACATGACATTAGAGCTGACTACTAAAGGCTCTACATTATAGATTTCAGCTCAAGCTGAAAAGCCGTAGCCTCTGGCTACCTTTCGAAAGGAAATAACAAATGGCACTAACCGCCGAAAATGTGGTAGTCGGAATTACGGGCGAAGTTTATGTTGGCCCAACAACCGCTACTGCCCCAACAAGCAGCGTATCAACGCTAACTGGATTTAGCTCTTTGGGCTATGTATCCGCGGATGGCGTGGAATTCGCATCTGACAAATCAACCAACCAGATTAGAGCATGGCAGAACGCCGATCTAGTCCGCGAAGTGATCACCGAAGGAACAGTAACTTATTCCTTTGCTTTGCTAGAAACCACTGAGGAAACCCTAGAGCTTTACTTTGGGTCTGCTCTAGTTGATGGCAAGATCGAGCTAAACCCTGTCAATACTGGAGGCCGTAAGTCTTTCGTTATTGATGTTGTTGATGGAACCAAGATTATTCGCCACTACATCCCAGCTGGCGAGGTCCTATCTGTCGAGGCTCAGACAATTCAGAATGGTGAGGCCGTATCTTATGGCGTTACCCTAACCGCTTACGCAACCGCTGGTCGCGTGGCAGATATCTTCCACTCCGAGTTCGAAGATTAGTAATCTCCTGAGGGGTGGTCGAAGCGGTCAGCCACCCCTCAGGTCACTAAATAATTGACCGCTAATAACCGCAAACAAGAAAGAAAATTATGACTGCTAAGATTTATAAATTTGAGCATGGCGGAAAAGCCTACTCTGTCCCCTCTTTTGGTAGCTTGCCTATGGGCGCGCTAAGAGCAGCTAGAAAAGCCACCGATGATTCGGATAAGGCTTTCATTATTATTGAGTATTTATTGGGCGAGGATTCGCCTGAAATAAAAGCTATTGATACTATGAATGCCGCAGAGTTTTCCGCTTGGCTAGAAGGTTGGACTAAAGGTGCGCCCCTGGGGGAATCTGTAAGCTCAGAGAGCTAATCGATGAGCATCCCGCAGAGCTAGCATATGATTTTAGATCGCGCTTCAATCTAGGGCTTGATGCTATTGGGAATGAGATTCCCTGGCTGGAAGCAATTTTGCTTACATCAATCTTGCTAAGAGATCCCTCATCTTGGATCCAGGCGGCCCGTAATGATTGGGCGCATCCAGTAGATAGAAATTGGATTTTAGGATCCCATGTTTACGATCTATTAGCGATGGCAAATAGTAAGAAAAAGCCTAAGCCCTATCCAACTCCCTGGCCAGATCCTAATATCAATAAGCTACGGCCTAAAAAGCCTCAATCCCGCGCTGATGTAATCAAACAACTAAGGCGCATGAATCCTAAGGAATAACATGGCATCCAGAATTGCTGAAGCTTATATTCAGATAGTCCCGCGAATTGATGGGATCGCCTCAAGTCTAAATAATCAGCTATCTGGAGAGATGGCAACTGCTGGCGAGGCTGGGGCAACTGGCTTTGCGACTGGCTTCAAGAAAATACTTGGGCCAGCCTTGCTTACTGCTGGAGTTGTTGCGACTGCTGCTCTTGGAAATTTCCTAAAAGATTCGGTTGCTCTTGCTTCCACTTTCGAAGCAGAGTTTGAGGGCGTAAATCAGGTATTTGGAGATTTCTCCGCTGGCGTTCAAGAATTTGCTCAAAACGCTGGCAAGACTGCTGGACTTGGGGCCAATGAAGCTTTACAGGCCTCTAAGACCTTTGGATTGTTTTTTACTGGGGCTGGTAAAAGCGCAGAGGAAGCAGCTAAGTTCTCGACTACTTTAGTTCAGCTAGCTGGAGATCTTGGATCATTCAACGATGTGCCAACCGAGCAGGCTCTTGCGGCGATTCAGTCAGGATTGATGGGCCAGGCAGAGCCTCTTAGAAACTTTGGTGTTTTCCTTGATGATGCTCGCCTAAAGCAAGAGGCCCTAAATATGGGTATCTATGATGGCACAGGCCCATTAGATACTCAGCAAAAGATGATGGCTTCATATAGCGCCATCCTTGCCCAAACAAATATTCAGCAAGGCGACTTTGTCAAATATGCCGATACTTATGGTAACCAGCAAAAGATTCTTGATTCAGAATTACAAAGGCTATCTACTACCGTTGGGCTAGCTCTATTGCCTGCCATGACATCTATAACTACATATATGAATGATCATGTTGTTCCAGCTTTCTTTGGGGCTTTCGATACAATCAAATCAATCTTTCAAGTTATGTCAGATAACATCCCAACGATCTCGACCTTTATTGGAGTTCTCGGCGGGCTTCTGATTATATTCAATGCTGTTAGGATTGCTACAACGCTTTGGTCAATAGCCCAGGGGATCCTAAATGTGATCATGGGTCTAAATCCTTTTACTTTGATTGCTATCGCTATTGCTGCCTTGGTTGCGGCTATCGTATGGGTTGCTACTGAAACTACATTCTTTCAGGATGCCTGGGCGGCTATGACGGAATTTATAGGTAATGCCTGGGATGGCCTATATAATGGATTCATCAAGCCTATTGCTGATGCTATTGGGGCCGTTTTTACTTTTCTTTATGAGAATATAATTCGCCCCGTTTATCTAGGCATCATGCTTTATATCGGACTTTGGGCAGCAGCTTTTGAGGCGCTATATAACTTTATTATCTTGCCAATAGTTACTTGGATTGGCGAGATCTTTATGGGGCTATGGAATAACTTTATCAAGCCTGTCGTTGATTTTATTATCGGCGCTTTTGTCTGGCTGGGCGAGGCTTTTAGCGCTCTTTGGTCTGATATAATCGAGCCTGGAATATCTGCTATTGGCGATGGGTTTGTCGCCCTTTGGGAGAATTTTATCAAGCCAATTATTGATTGGATCGTGGGCGCGTTTGATTTCATGGGCCAAGTAGTTACTGATATTTTTACTGGAATCGGATCCGCCATATCGGATGTTTTTCAGGGCCTTATTGGAATTATACGCGGGCCAGTAAACGCAGTAATCGGATTGATCAACGCTCTAATTGATGGCCTAAATATGATCAAGATTGATATTCCAGATTGGGTTCCAGAATGGGGCGGTAAATCTATTGGGTTCAATCTATCAAGGATCCCAGCGCTTGCTAAAGGCGGATTTGTCGATGAGCCAACGACAGCGCTGATCGGGGAGGCTGGCCCAGAAGTAGTAATGCCACTAAATAGATTTGAGCAACTTATGGGTATAGGATCTGGATCTGGCCAAACAATAAACTACTATGCTGCGCCTAATCAATCGCTTGATGCTGAGCAAGCTTTGCTACAAGCCGTAAAGAGAGCTAGGGTAATAACAGGTTGGTAAACATAAACTTTTATTTGATCGGGGCTAATCAAGATTCAATCTCCCTAAGCGGCCCAGATTATATTTTGGAAACGGGCGCAACAGGCTTTGGCATTCCTCAGCCATTAGTCCAAATAGATCCTAGCGCTGGTAATGGCGGAAAATTTAGATTTCTAAAAAGAGGGATCCGAGTTGTCGATTTGCCAATAACCATTCTTAGCGATAATGGATTAGATCTTGAGGATAAGCTTCGCCGTCTATCTAAGATCATGGCCAGGGATTTTACCCTTGAGGGCAGATATTCTACTGGAGAGATCTGGTCGCTAACTTTATATATGGATGGGGGCGCAGAAACCACTTTTGGGGAAACCGCTAATCAATATTTCTGTAAGTGGGTAATCAGCGCTAGAGCGCCTCAACCTTTCTGGGTTAGCGCAGAGGCCACAACCTTTGCCGTACAGGCCGTAGAGGTCAGCAGAGGCCTTTTAGGGGTATCTGTGGGCCAGCGCTCGCTTAGCCAATTACAGGTCAGCTCTGGCCAGGCTTTAGGAACGATCCTGATTACTAACGAGGGCGATGTTGAGGCCCCAGTTTTTTGGCGTATCGATGGCCCTGCTACATCGGTAGAAATTGAGCTTGGATCAACTGGCTTTTCTTTCTTGAGCGATCTTGAGGCTGGAGATTCGATCCTGATCAATACCGAATTGGGAACAGTAGAAACTAATCTTGGGGTAAATGCTTATTCTGGATTAGGGCCAGCGCCAAAATTATTTAGCTTGCCAGCTGGATCAAGCGTGATCAATATAACCGCAACAGGGGCCGATGATAATACTAAAATTAGCGGATCCTTCAACCTAAGGCGCGAGGTCTTACACTAATGAATATTGCCGATCTAACGGTCGAAATTCGTAATGCTGATTTAGAGAGAGTAGCCCAGATTACTGAGCTAGATCTAGTTGGCTTTACCGCCGTTTTGCGCTTCAATAATGTCGGATCATGGACAGTGGTTTTGCCAGCTGATAGCTTAGCTGCTTATGAGCTTCGCCAGCCAGGCGCGGGTATTTTAGTGACAGGCCCTAATGGGGTTCTATTATCTGGCCCAACCATATCAGCTAAAAAGATCCAGACGGCAGATGATCCAAATGGAATTTGGGAGATCGAAGGCGTTGATGATTCGATTCTATTATTGGAGAGATTGGCTTATCCAGATCCAACAGAGCCAGATGTTGCTTTACAAACATTAGCTTATGATGAGATTACCGCCCCAGTATCAACAGTTTTATATCACTATGTCAGCGCTAACTTAGGCCCTGATGCGCCAATAGAGAGAAAAATTCCTGGGCTAAATCTAGCGCCAGATCTAGAATTAGGATCTGAGATAATTGGCAAGCTAAGGTTTGATGTTCTTGGTTCTATATTTAGCAAGCTTGTTGCCCCTGATGGCTTAGGCTTTGATATCAAGCAGCAAGATGATGAGCTGATCTTTAGCGTTTTCCAGCCTGTTGATCGATCTGGCGAGATCCGATTAGATGTCGAAAATAACCGCCTATCTAAATCTGAATATACTTATGAAAGCCCTAAAGCAACTAGAGCTATTGTGGCGGGCCAGGGCCAGGGGGCAGATCGAGCGATAGTAGAGATCACCACTAGCGAATCAGAGGCATCTGAGGCATCCTGGGGCCGTAGGATAGAGGTTTTCAAGGATCAGCGCGATGCCGAGGATCAGGCCCTTCTTGAGCAATCTGGCCTTGAATTATTGGCTAAAGATGGAAAGACTTTAGAAGGTATATCTGTCAAGCCTGCCGATGATGGCTCTATGAGATATGGCTTTGATTGGAACCTGGGCGATAAAGTCAGCATTGTGGCTAATGATCAAATCGCCGTTGCCATCGTTACGGAGGTTGCCCTATCAGTAACCGAGAATGGCGTTTATCTAATAGCGACTGTTGGCCAGCCAGAGATTGCCGTTGGTAATAAAGAAGCAGCAGTCCAAAGCAATCAAGAGGATCGGATCAGCAACCTTGAGCGCAATAGCGTAGCGGGTGGAGGCGGATCTGGCGGTGGAGGCGGATCCATAGGCTTCTATGGCTCTTTCTATGATATGACTGATCAGCCTCTTAGCTCTATAACTGCGGCCCAGGCTATTGCTATTGGATCAACCGCTGAGGCAAATGGCATTAGCATCGTTAGCGGTAATAGGATCACTTTTGCCAATGCTGGCACTTATAGCATGACTTTCTCTATTCAGATTACCAGCTTGGCCAATGTTGTTGCTAAAGGTATTTTCTGGGTAAAAAAGAATGGCGTTGATTATGCTGATTCGGCAACAGAGATTGACATTCCAGCTCGTAAATCAACTGGGGTTCCTAATCGCCAAGTATTGACTATCAATTATGTGGCCACAGCAGCCGCAGGGGATTATGTCCAAGTATTTTGGGCTGGCGATAACTTAGATCTAAAAGTAGAATCTTTACCAGCAGGATCAAGCCCAGTTTATCCAGCGGTTCCCTCTATTATCTTGACGGCGACCCAGGTAGGAAATAGCGGCCTGGTGGTATCAACCAGCGCCCCATCCTCTACTGGCGTTCTATGGCTAGATACCGATGAGCCGACAAATATTCCTGTTCCAACTGGGGGAACTGCGGGCCAATATTTAGCCAAGATTGATTCCACTAATTACAATACGGCCTGGCAAAATCCCCCAACTGTTCCTATTGGGGGAACGACTGGGCAGGCTTTGATAAAGACATCTGGATCAGATTTTGCGACTGAGTGGAAAACCCTGATACCGACTGGAGGAACTGCTGGCCAGATTTTAGTCAAGCAAAATAGCACTAATTATAACGCTAGCTGGAATCATGCTATCCCAGAATTTATACAGGTAGTAAATCTTGGAACGGTAGGCACTAATTATTCGTTTACTCTAAATAAAAGATTTATTTGTCAGTTTCAATTTTCATCATCAGGATACTCAGCAGCTAATACTTTGAGAACCTGGAATTTGATAATTGGATCAACGACTGTCGCTCAATCAAAACATTATTTCAATCCAGCCTCCACCCATATGGCTTGCCCAGTTGGCGTTGGAACAATTACATTGAACGCTGGAACTTATAGCGCTAGAGTAACTACTGATGCCACGACAGATGTAAATGACTGGGCTACAATTTGGGCGACCCTGATCCCAACTACCTAATGAAAGAGTTGTGAAATGCCTATCCTAAAATATTACAACCCAGCCACATCCCAATGGGTTCCGATCTTAGCAGGCGCTAAAGGCGAAACTGGCGATATTGGCCCACAGGGCGAAACTGGCCCTCAGGGCATCCAGGGGATCCAGGGTATCCAGGGAGAGATTGGCCCGACTGGCCCTCAAGGCCCGACTGGCCCAGTCCCAGAGGGCGGAACAACTGGCCAAGTTTTAGGCAAGGCTAGCGATGATGACTTTGATTTTGCTTGGCTTGATGGTGGAGGCCGATCAGCCATTCAGCTAAATGAACAAAGCATTACAGCTAATTACTCAATACCAACAGGCTTCAATGGCGTTAGCGCTGGGCCTATAACAATAGCAAGCGGGGTAATCGTGACCATACCTGCTGGATCATCCTGGAGTATTGTATGAGCGAACTAAGCGTTGGCCAGCTTAGAGGCTTGACTATCAATAGCAATATTATTAGCGTTCCATCTGGGCATACGCTTTATAGCCCTGGCCATGTTATTCAAGTCGCTTATGGAATAAAAAAAGATACTTGGTCAGCCGCAGGAACCGCAACTGGGTATTATGAGATTAGCGGATATAGCGCTACATTGACCCCAAAATCTACAACAAGCAAGATATTGGTTACTGGGGTTATCCATGCTTCCAGCTGGTATTGGGAGATCCAGGGTAGGATTTATAGGAATGGATCTGTTATTGATGATGCTACTGGAAACGCTAGAGGATCAAGAACCAGGGCAACTTTCTCACAGACCCTATATCAAGGAACTGGAAGCGTAAGAGATAGCTGGGCCTCAATTCCTTTTCAATATTTAGATTCGCCTAATACCACATCTCCAGTCACTTATAGCTTGGCCCTAAATGGATATGGAACTGGAACGCTGGGCGTAAATTACAATGCGTATAGCGATCCTGATTCATCCGATTATTATGCTAATCCAATTTCTACAATAACTGCTATGGAGATTGCCCAATGAGCCAGCTAAGAGTAAATGAGATAGTCAATACTGGAGGAACTGGATCAACCTATGCCCCTGGCCATATCGTTCAAGTCGTGGCCGTTGATTACGCGGGGCGAGTATCGCAAGGCTTTTCAAGCAATACGATTATGAACATAACGGGCCTTGAGGCCACCATCACGCCCAAAAAAGCTAATAGCAAGATCCTAATTCAAGCAAGATGGTTTGGCGAGTATGGCAACTTTGATAGAATCTATAACTCCGTCTTTGGTATAAGCAGAAACGATATCCAGATTGGTAGGCAGACTGATCCAGGGGCAACCGTTATAAACGGTTTGACCGCGCCATCGCTTAGCTATATCTATTCTGATGCTAATAGCACCCCCGAAACTGCTATCCTTTTTGTCACAGATTCGCCTAATTCAACATCCCCTTTAACTTATAGGATGACGATCCTAGCTGATCAGGGGGCAACCTTATTTACTAATAGAATGGTTGGATGGACTGGCCAGGTATCTGGCTTTGAGCTTGGAACAAGCGGAATAGTTTTGATGGAGATAGCACAATGACATCAACAATGCGATTTGATAAGTGGGAAAATAGTCTTGGCCAGCCTTATGGCACAGTCATTCAAGCTGTCCAGTTTTTTAGCAGGGGCCAGAATGATGCCTCAAAGACTACCCTCTTATCTTCATCAACGACTTCTTTTGCCACCATGATGACAAGATCAATAACTACAAAGCAAGCAAATTCAGCTATTTTTATTTTGACGGCGGTGACTGCCTATACTCCATCAGGCAATCAAAGAGGCAAGATCAGGCTAAATAGAAATGGAACTCAAATTGATGGAGATCAATATGCTTTTTATGGGGCAGCTGGAACATTCCAACAACATAACTTTAGCAGCCTTGATTATCCAAATGTTGCTGCTGGAACAACTCTAACTTACACTTATGATGTGGCCTGTGCCTCTACTGGCATAACTGTTCAATTCGGCTACGGGGATGCCTCAGGCGGGCCTGGAAGCTCTTTTATTTTATTAGAAATCGCACAATAAGGAGATATATGAAAAGAATGTTTGGAATTCCAGAGGCACTTGCTTCGCTAAGACCAGGCGCTCAATGGACTTTGAGTGGCGAGGATTACAAAGGCCTTGATTGGCTTGATGAATCGCAGACTAAGCCAACGGAAAAAGAATGTTTAGCTGAGGCTAAAAAGCTACAATCTGCTTATGATGCGCTTGAGTATCAAAGGCTTCGCGCGCCAGCCTACCCACCTATAACAGATTATCTTGATGGGATCGCTAAGGGCGATCAAAAGCAGATTGATGCTTATATTGCTGCTTGCCTTGAGGTCAAAGAAAGATTCCCAAAGACAAATGGCTGACGAGAATCACACAGTACGCATAACCCAAGCTGATATCTATAAAAAGCAGCTTGAGCATGGCGAGATATTGGTCAAGGTATTACAGAAGCTTGATCATCTTGATGATGTTCCAGATCGAATCAGAGAAGTCGAGCTAACGCTTGCTAGGCTTGCTTGGATCGAGCGCGTTGCTTACTCTGGCCTAACAGCAGCGGTTATATCCCTTATTGGTCTAATTATAAATATGGCAGGAAAATAAAATGACAGATTGGTATCCAGAAGTATCAGCAATACAAGACAATGGATTTGGCGGCAGTAGGGCTGGCCAATCTATCAATGGCGTTGTGATTCATCATGTCGCTGGAACCAATGGGCTATCATATGTCGCAAATAAAAATGCCCGCAATTCTCACCCAACATATCACATAGCTAATAACGGGGCCGTTACTGGGATCGTTCATCCTGATCGCAGACCTTATTCCACAGCAGGCCAGCCAGATCCTAGCGCAGTCACCTTTGAGGTAGATAATCAATCAGCTGGCGGAGATTGGCCAGTATCATCAGAAGCAGTTGAGGCGCTGATCAATGTGATTATTTATCACGCTAGCCAATCGCCTAGAGCTGGCAAAGGATTTGCTAAGAATATCAAGGATCAAACTCAATCTGAATTCTTTATAGCCTGGCATTCGCAATATAAGCCAACGGCTTGCCCTGGCCCAGATCTAACATCTAAGCTAGATTACATTGTCGATGAATGTAATAAGCGATCAAAGACCAAGCCTAGCCCCGCTAAGCCATCAGCCCCGAAGCCAGCTGGCCCAAATCTGGAGGCTATCGCCCGCGAAGTAATAGCTGGAAAATGGGGAAATGGCCCTAAAAGGCGCGATCAATTACAGGCTGCTGGCTATGATCCAAGCGCGATCCAAGCTCTAGTAAATCAAATTTTGGCAGGCAAAGCGCCAGCTAAGCCATCCGTTCCATCAAAGCCAGTTAAGCCAGCCCTATCAAAATGGCTAAGGCGCGGATCAACTGGGCCAGATGTAAAATATATCCAGGCAGCTTTAGGGATCCTTCAAGATGGAATCTTTGGCCCTATAACCGAAAGGCGAGTAAGGGAATTCCAGCGCGCAAATGGGCTATTAGTTGATGGAATCGTTGGCCCAATAACTTGGGGCAGACTTCCCTAATCTGCTCAATAATAAAATGAAAGAAGGAAACTAATGGCTCAAACATCTTGGCCTTTTGAGGATCAAAATACAACTGAGGTTCAGTATTCTGAGCTATTCAGACGAATTCAATCCAGCGGAGTAACTGGCGATCCTAGCTCATCGGATCTAAAACCTTTTGGCGATAGCTCTGGAATGGTTGTAAAGGTGCCAGCTGGATTTGCTATCGTTCGCGGTCATGCTTATCTATCAACAGCAACCGAAAATATCACTATTACGGCAGCGGCAGCTAACCCAAGAATCGATGTATTGGTTCTAGAGCTAAATCCAACGGCAAATACTATTACCCTAAAGATGGTAAACGGAACAGCAGCGGCATCCCCAGTTGCCCCTACGCTAACTCAGACGACCGATGCCCTTTTCCAATTAGCATTAGCCCAGGTATTAGTGCCAGCTAGCGCAACAACAATAGCAGCTGGAAATGTGACTGATGTTAGATCATTCTTGGGAAATCAGTTTGGGCGATGGATGACTGCTACCCGCCCAGCCTCTCCAGCATTAGGAACAGCTGGCTATAACTCAACGACTGGCCAGCCAGAATTTTGGAATGGATCTGCTTGGGTATCTTTCCTTGCTGATCTGGCAGTTACCGAGGCCAAGATTGCTAATGGCGCGGTCACATCAACCAAGCTATCTAGCTCAGCATCAGTCAATTTCATCAGCGGTAAAAGGATTATCGTACAGACAACCATGCCATCGGCACCCGTTGGCGGATTTGGCGTTGGCGATATCTGGATCTCTTACTAAAGAAAGTAGCTAACTAATGGCCAGCGCAAGCTATACCTTTACCCATCCCAGCAACTCGGTATTTACTACTGTTGTAAATATCCAGGATGCTTCGCCTGGCGTTGTAAATTGGCAGGCTTATTTCAATAGATCCAGCACATCGTGGACAAGCTACAATATCAACTCTGCGGGTAATGCTAATGCGCCTAGAATGGATATTGCTCTTGGCGGGGTCACCCTTGGAGGCGGGCTTGTTTATTACACATACGATTTCCGCACGGGCGGATCGGCCAATATGTCTAAGCTTATTGGATCTGGATCGATCTCTGTTCCAGCGGGATCAACTCTTTCGCTAACTGGCTACAATGATCCTAAGGGATCAATGGGATCAGTATCAGCCAGCGGGTCTTTCTACACCATGATGAATTATCCATCTTGGGCTGATCAGTCTATAAATCCTATTGCGATTCGCGGACAGGCTTACTCTGATGGGGTATCTGCTAACTATGCGACTAGCTACTCGATCATATCTAGCTCTTTGCCTAGCGGATTATCATTCAATACATCAACAGGGGCCATTACTGGAACCCCAACGATCCTACAATCAAGATCGCCAGCTTTTAGGGCATCCAACTCAAGCGGATCAGTCGATACGCCAGGATTATCTTTGACTGTAAATCCGCCAGCGCCAGTATTTTCAGACTCTAGCGTTACGCCAGGCGCAAGCGTTGGCTCTGCCTATTCCGATCAGGTCGTTGCCAGCGATGTAGCCAGCTACTCTATATTTTCGGGGGCCTTACCAGCTGGGCTGTCGCTAAATACATCAACGGGCGTTATATCTGGAACCCCGACAACCGCCGAATCTGCCACCTTTATCATTAGGGCAACCAATGTTACGGGATCAACAAATACCCCTAGCTTGACCATCAATGTCATTAGCGCGGTTAGAGTTTGGATTGGCCCTGATCCAGATGATTTTGCCCCTGGAATTGTCAATGTCTGGGTTGGCCCTGATGCCGATGATTTTGCTACTGGTATAGTAAAAGTGTTTGATGGCGAAACCTTCGTATCAGCTAAATAAAAAGAAAGAGAATAACCATGTTCAATCTATCCCCAGCAGTCCGTAAATTTATCTATGGCTTAGTTGCCATCTTGGTTCCGCTGCTAGTCACCTACTCCAGTATGTCGGAAGTAGTTGGCCTTCAGATCCTTGATGCTGTTGCCGCTATCCTGGCGATTGGCGGATCTACCCTGGCTATTAGAAATGTTCCAAATAAAGACTAATTACCTCTAATTAGCACCCCTCAGGCTTAGGCTTGGGGGGTGTTTTTTTTTGCTATCGGCGTGTCGAAATCAGCCAAATGTCAGGATCAGCCCCTAGCCTTATAGCAGGAGGAAAAATGAACCTTGATATCCTATTGAACATAGAAGCGCCTAAGGGGGCAGCTTGTAAGTTGGGCCAGATACTTTTAGATCTGGAGGAACCTTACAAAGAGGCCCTGGCTAAGCTGGTAAATCAAAATATAATTAGCTCAACCCAGCTAGCTAGAAGCATAAGAGAAGCGGGGCTAGATATTAGCTCTACAACTATTCAAAGACATAGAGGGGAAAATTGCTCATGCCAAAGGATCTAAAAAAGCTTTTAGAGATCGGTATCGATGGCGCTAATCCAGAGGTAAGGCGCAAACGAGATGGCCATCCAGAGGGCTGGTCGCCAGCTTTAGAATTTGATGGGATCCAGGGGATCGCCACATTACCGCCTGGCCAAGGTGTCCCTGATTTTGATGATTTTCTAAAAGAGCAAGGCTTCGATCCTGATGAATTTATGATCGTTGGATCGCCAAGAACATCACGCTGGCAGCGCTATGATGGCCAGTGGCTTTGTGCTTATCGCTTTACTTTCAGGCGCAAGGATCAGATAGATAAGGCCGATATTGAGGATCTTATCCGATCATTAGCCAAATCTAAGCCAAAGCAGATCCAGGCGACAGATAATAATAGGGCCTATTTTATACAGATAACTGATCTCCAGGCGGGCCAGGCTGATGGCGATGGGGCCGAGGGAATGATAGCTAGGGCGCTCGCAATTCCCCAGATCGTAAAAGATGATTTAGCCGCGCTAAAAAAATCTGGCAAACCAGCAACATCAATTTTTATTCCTATAACTGGCGATCTAGTTGAGGGTGTCAGCGGTTGGTATGAGATGCAAAGCTTTAGCGTTAGCATGGATCGCAGAGATCAAGTCAAGCTAGTAAGGCGCTTATTGCTTGAGATCCTAAAGGAGATTGGATCCCTGGGCTTGCCCGTCCATGTCGCTGTTGTGCCTGGAAATCATGGAGAGAATCGCCAGAACGGTAAGGCTTATACAACCCTGAATGATAACGATGATGTTGCTATCGTTGAGCAGATTGCTGAGGCTTTTCAGATCAGCCAAACCTTTGATAACTTTACTTGGTCTTTTCCAGGGCGCGATCGCCTAAGCCTGACAGTCGAAGTATTGGGCCATATCGTTGGCTTGACACATGGCCATATTGCCAGAGGCGGAATGGGAGTTGAAGGCAAGATCCTTAGCTGGTTCAAATCTATGGCAGCCACTAGAGATCCGATTGGCGATAGCGAGATCTTATTTACTGGCCATTATCATCACGCAAGAACCCAACAGCTGATCGGATCAACTTGGTGGATCCAGGGCGGGGCGCTATGCGATACCTCTGCTTGGTTTAGCCAAAGCGCTGGCCTAGTATCTGATCCAGTTTTATGTAAGGGAACTATTACCAAGGATCAGCCGATCGAATCATTACTGCCCTATACCTGGAAAAGATCTCAAGTCGAATCGAGAGAGATTGCTTAGATCCATAACCAAAGAGGAACATCAGCTAGCGGATCGAATAGCTTATGATATAGGAAGTCGCTGGCAGACCATCGAGATCGAGGATCTAAACTCTCATCTATATCTCTGGCTATATGAGCATCAAAAGCAGGTTGCTCGATTTAGGCTAAGCGAGGGAGATGGGGAATTATTTGTTAGCCTAAAAAGGGAAGCGATCAAATACTGCGCTGCCGAAACAGCCAAGAAAATCAATAGGCCCCTGGATGCTGATAAATTCTATAATCGAGAGATGATCAAGAGAACTCTGCCTTATTTATTCGAGGGCTGGCCAGAGATCGCAACATCAGTAAATCCAGTTACGGATCAGCCATTAGGTAATGGATCTGATGGCGAGGTTTTGGCGATTTTGCTGGATCTTAGATCAGCCTTTATCAAGCTAAATCAATCAGATCAGACTGTTTTACGGCTAAAATTTGCCGATGGGCTGACCCTAAATGAGATTGGCGAGATCAGGGGCCTGGCCAAAACCTCTATTCATAGCCAAATTGATAAGGCCTTAGGCCGAATGGTCCTGATCCTGGGCGAGATTTCGCCTAATTAGCTTCCTTTGTTGGGCCAGCATTCCGCCCCAGATCCCTTTAGATTCGTGTTTTAGGGCGTATTCCAGGCACTTTTGCTTTACGGGGCAATCCTGACAGAGCTTTAGGGCCATCATAGTTTCCCAACGATCTGGGTTAGAGCCTTTTTCGGGGTAATAAGCATCTGGATAGCTAACGCAAGGCGTTTGATCCTCAGCCTGATCTATGGCATCCATCAGATCAAACCAATCTTTATTTAAATCAAATCGCGTCATGAAATCAGTATAGATGTCAGATCTGACGGTTATTATCGATTTAGGAATTTATATAAATAGATTCCCCTAAAGATGGAAAGGGAAACATGGCTATAAATAATAACGGGATCTCCGATGCCCTATTTGATCGAGTAACTAGGATCGGATTATTCGAGAATCAATCCCCAGAGTGGCATGAAGCCAGGGCGCAAGGGATTGGCGGATCAGATGTTGGCGCAATTATCGGGGTCAATAAATACCAAAGCTTTTTTAGCCTTTGGGCCAAGAAGCTTGGAAAGATTGATGATCCTGCCGTAACTAGCGAAGCTGCTGAATGGGGAACGCGCCTGGAATCTGCCGTTATCCAAAAATTTGCGGATGAGCATCCAGAGCTAGAGGTAATCTCTAATGTTGGAACATGGCGTAATAATGAACGCCCCTGGCAGATCGCTAATCCAGATGCCTTATTCTTTGATGGCAAGGATTATGGAATACTCGAAATCAAAACGGCGCGCTATGAGGATGATTGGACTGATGGGATCCCGCTATCGTATCAAGCTCAGGTTCAATGGTATCTACATACTTTTGGCCTAAACAAAGCTTATGTCGCCGTTTTATTTAGCGGATCTAAGTATCAAGAATTTACCCTTGATGCCAATTCCTTTGAGCATGAGATCAACCTCAAGGCCGTTGAGAATTTCAGGGATCATGTCGATCAAGATCGGATGCCTGATTTTGATGGCGCTACTGCCACTTATGAAGCGATCCGCCAGATCCATCCAGAGATTGATCCAGATGGCGAAGTCGATCTGGGCGATCTTTATGAACATTACATCAATGCCCAGGCTGATTTTGATCAAGCCCAGGCTAAAATCAATGAGCTGAAATCTAGGGTTTTAGGCGCTATGGGGAACGCTAAAAAGGGCTTATATGAAGATTCATGGGTATTATCAAGACAAGCCAGGGGATCGGGCCATCCGTTCCTTGTAAATAAAAAGCAGTAAGAGAGGGAAAAATGTTTAACTTAAATGAATATCAAACCGTTCAAGAGCGCATAGATTTATTTTGGTCTAAGTATCCTGAGGGCCGCTTCAAGCTAAAGATTGTTAGCATGACTGATAATCAAGTCGTTATCAAAGCCTCAGTATGGACTGATAAAAATGATCCGCACCCTGCCACAGTTGATTTTGCTGAGGAAAGGATCGGGACATCGCCAGTCAATAAAGTTAGCCATGTCGAGAACTGCGCCACCAGCAGTTTGGGCAGGGCCATCTCGGCGCTAGGCCATGAGTTTAGCCCTAAAGGCAAACGGCCATCTCGCGAGGAAATGGAGAAAGTAGAGCGCCATAATTCCCGCGATTACTTAGCTGAGCTTGATTTGGTCGAATCGGTCGATGATGCCAGATCGCTTTATTCGGCCGCTAGATCGGCCAACGCTAAGGATGAGATCCTAAAGGCTATTGAGAAAAAGGCAAAGAGCCTTGGATCTGCTGAGTAAAAGAAAGATCTTATTAGCATCCGTCAAGGATCTAAATGAGCTAATCGACTTCCTGGATCGCAATCAAGCTGGCAATCCAGGGGTCGCATTAGTTTTGCCAGGCCTAGAGCAAGATGCTAATCGCGTAGCTAGACGATTATGGGCAGTTCAGAAAGAGATAGAGAGGCAAGATCTTGATTAGTAATCCAATGGATGTGATCAAAGAATTGACATCGATTAGAGAGCAGGCGGATCATGGCATCCAGCTATTGGCAGAATCCGAGCGCAAGAGAGTTAGAGCCGAGCTTGAGGCTGAAAAGCAAGAGGCTCTAGCGTTCTTAGATTGCCAGGGAACGATCCCAGATCGCCAGGCTATATCTAAACTAAAAACGATCGAGGCTAGGGAAAGCGCTGAGATGGCTAAGATCGAATCCAATAGGATCAGGACTAAGCTAAAACATCTTAGCGAGGCGCTAATGGCAACCCAGTCAGCTGGCAAGATGATTGAGCTTGATTGGAGAACAACGGGGCGTGATTAGCGAGAGATGTTCCTGTGGCGCGATGATCAAGACGGATGAAAAAGATGCCATCCGATTGGTTCGCGAGTGGAGGCGTAAGCATATCTGCCAGCAATTTGCTGAGCAGGATAATTCGCCTACTCATGGAACATCAGAAACTCAAATCGCTCTTGGCTTCCAGCCAGGGGAGTTGCCCGCCAGATCAACCGATCCTTGGGAGGATGAATGAAGCCTAAAGAATTCCAGAGGCTAATTGATCGAGATAGCTATTGCCTACATTGTGGCGAGCGCGAGGCGATCAGCCCTAATCATCGTAAAAATCGCGGGATGGGGGGATCAAAGCTTGGCAATAAGGCTAGTAATTTGATAGTTCTATGCTCGCTTTACAATGGCCAAATCGAGAGCAACCCAGACCAGGCCCGATTTGCTAGGCAGATGGGCTGGAAAATCGAATCCTGGGAGGATCCAGCCTCTATACCCGTATGCGATAGCTTGACGGGCTTATGGTGGTATTTGACAGATGATTATCAAAGAGAACCCGAAAGCCCCCTGCGGGGCGTATAGGGCCGTAGAGAGGGAAATAAGAGATGCCGCTAATCAGAGGAAAACATACTTTCGATGATCACTTTACCCAGATCCCAAACGCCTGGCTAAGGGATCCTAGATTGAGCCTAAAAGCTATTGGCTTGCTTAGTATGCTAATGAGCCATCAAGTTGGGTGGCAGCTATCGATCGCCAGTATGTCGATCAAGCTAAAAGAGGGCAAGGATGCCATTAGGGGCGCGATCCAAGAGCTGGAAACAGTTGGCTATTTGGAGAGATCCCAAGGGAGGGAAAATTCTGGCCAATTTGGAGAATGGACTTGGATAACCAAAGATCCAGGTGCGGGGAATCCGCAAGGCCCTGCGGGAAAGCCGATGGCGGGAAATCCGATGGCGGATAATCCGCCCCCTAAGAATAACAATATTAAGAATATCAATCTAAAGAATAATTTACCCCCTCAGCAAGCTGAGGATGGATTCAATAAATTTTGGGATAGCTATCCAAAGCGCGTTGATCGCCTGGCTGCTAAACGATCTTTCATGCGCGTGGCGATAAGCGCTGAGCTCATGGATCAAATAATCCAGGGCGCTATCAATCTGGCCAGGGATCCCAATTTACCCCCAAAGCAATATATTCCATACCCAGCCACCTGGCTAAACGCTGGCGGATGGGAGAATGAGCCATACCCAGAGCGGGAGATATCAGCCGAGGAAAAGGCCGAACGCTTAGCCCAGGATCGCAAAACTAAAAGCGATGCCGAGCGCGAGCGTACGATCAAGCTTCTGGAACAAGAGCGGGCCAATAAAGAAAAAGCAGCCCCGCCTCCAAGATGCTCTCATGGCAACACGCTGGTAAGTTGTTTACCCTGCCTAAGATCTTTGAATGGCAAATAAGACCGCTAGACTAGAGCTAGCCAAATGAAAGGAAAATGAAATGGCACTAAAGGTTGAGTTCAAGGGATTTGTCCAAGAGATAAAAACCTTTGATTGGGGAAATGTAATTGTCGTTGCCCATGATCAGCGACAGATGAATAACGGCACCTGGGAAACAGTTGGCCGCGATTATATCAATGTCACATTCGAGGGCGAAACTCCGCTAAAGGATGCGCTAGTTGATGTAAAAGGGAATCTAAAGATTTCGACCTATCCGAAAAAAGATGGAACAATGGGTATTGATCTAAAAGTGAGAGCTGAATCAATAACTCCAGTATCTAAGCGCCAGTCAGATCCGCTACCGTTCTAATGATTGCTGCGCTTTTTTCTTTTTCATATAGCCTGTTGATCTTTGCTCTAGTTGGAGAAGCCGAAACCGAGTGGCTGATTATCGCGGGCATGATCGGGGCTGGCTGGATGGCTTTCGCTGGCATGATGGCAGGGATTCAATCTAGTCGATCATGAGCGAAAAAAAAGAACTTTACTTTGAGGCTTTCGGGATCCCTAGACCGCAAGGATCTAAGCGCCATGTCGGAAATGGCGTTATGATAGAAGCAAGCAATGTAAAGCCCTGGCGTAAAGCGATAGCTAGCGCCATGATGACCGCTCGTGTGGCTACGGGGGATCTTAATCCCTTTCGTGAACCCGTAGTCATACGAGTTATTTTCTATTTGCCCAGGCCTAAAACAATAACTAGATCCTTACCAAGCGTTCCCCCTGATCTTGATAAATTACAGCGATCTGTCGGAGATGCTCTATCAGTTGATTCAGATTGCTTAGTCGATGATGGGCTTGTAATCAAATGGATAGCAACTAAGCGCTACGCTGATCAGCGCGAGCCAGGGGCCGAGATCTGGATCAGCCCAGCAAGCCAGGATCCTGATCTCAGCGATCCCTCAGCCCTAATTCAGCCCTAATTCGGCCTTATACGCCGTCTAGGGGGCTTTTTAGGCCCTAATGGGCCAATTACCCAGCTAATAAAAATTCGGGAAATCGCCACCCGAATGGATTTGCCCTGCCTGGCCCAATATGGGATTATTTATTTATGAGGCCAGATGGCCCCAGGAAAAGGGAGAAGTAAAAATGGAAGATATAGCAAAGATCCAAGATCTAATCGAAGCGCTAACTGATCTAATAGATGAGCGCGATGAGAAGCAGGGATATTTTGACGAAGCAAATGATCTAGGCGAGGCTGAGGAAGCCGATAGCATCCATGAGGCTATTGAGGATGTAAATAGCATGATCCAAGATGTAAAAATCAAACTGGCCCGTCTATTGGATGGGATCTAATTATGAAAATGAAAAATAAAGCTCAAGCCTTTTCGAGAGCTAAAGCAACCAAATGCTCGATCGAATATCTAAACGGCGATTGGATCCTAACCGCCCCCCCAGGCAAAACCTTAAGAGATGAAACTCATTACTCAGCTATGAGCTATGGAGATGGCTTCTCGATGGCAGAGATCTGGGATGGCTTCTGTGATGATATGAGCCGTCTAAACGATTGCGATTGCGGATGTGGGGCAGAGTAGATGTCAAGATTTGATCACGCCTGCCATTGTGGCAAGCCCTGGGATGTTTACGCGATGGATAAGATCGCTAATGGCTGGGGGGATTACTTTTGCTTCAATCACCTGCCTGATAAATTTATAATCACCGATACATTCATAGAAAGGGAAAACAAATGGGCGACAGAAGCTCAATCATAATAAGCAGCAAACATTTCGATTCATCAATAAGGCTCTATGGCCATTACTCAGGAAATCAAAATATCGAGGCAGTAAAAGATGTTATGGAGATGGGAGATGTCAGGATCGGAGATCCTAGCTATCTAACCGCGCAACTCTTTTATCGATTTAGCCAGCTTGGAGGATACCAGGGCAAGCTTGGGTTTGGAATTGATGCTTATGATGATCATGGCGAGGGCCTGGATGATAATCCTCCCGTTTATGTTGATGCCGATTCTGGAGATTGGAGGATCGGGCTATGACTAGGGTAAGGGATCTGATCGATCAACTAAAAATGCTTGATCAAGATGAGGAAATCACTTTTGAGTATTTTACCAAGGATGATTTGATTGATGAGCAGCCAACTAAAGCCGAATTCGCTAAAGCAATACAGCTATCAAGAAACTATATCTTTGATGGGGCTTTGGATGTTATTAGGGAAGCAATCGATGATATAAGGAGAGGCAAATGAGGGAATGGATCAATCTAATTCTTATAACGGTAATTATTAGCCTGGGCTTTTTATTTACTTATTGGATCCAGGATCACATCAGCTATCAGATTGGCTCTTTTGTTGGCGTGGCGCTTATGACGGCAGGCTTTGTTTATATCGTAAATAGGTTTACCAAATGAGCATGGCGGCGGATCTACCCCAGATCATAGCTTGCGCCAGATGCGGATCAAGATCCCTAACCAAAGAGATGATCCAAAAACGGCTAGAGCGGAATTCCGATTCTAAGATCTGCGCCGATTGTAGAGCGGGCGCTAGGCATAGGATCCAATATGGAGAGCTAAGCTGTAAGCCCTGGGCTGGAGATTTTGATTTGGATCTAATGACCCCAATCAAATATGGAAGGCCATTCATGCCAGGCGATAGGATATGTGGACATAAAGACTGCGTTGAGAAAAGCCATGTCATAGAATCGGGCATAGCCAGTAAATCAGAGGATCAGCAATTTAGAGAGCTATTTGATGACCTTATGGCTATGGCCCAAAGAACAGGAACATCAAGAAATTACTTTAGCCTTTTAGAGAGGATGACCAATGTCTGATGTAACCCAAGCAGATAGATTAGAGGCAGGCAAACTGCTTGAGCGGAATGAGATTATAAAGCTGATCGAAAGGGATTTTCCCAATCGAACAAAACAAATGGATCGCTTCTTATCTATCCTAAAAGAACAAAACCCGATGAAAGGAATGCCCGCTTATTATGCCAAGATATGATCACCCTGTTTATTACAATAAAAATAGAGCTTTTGAGGAACGAGTTATTGCGCTCGCCATGTCAAATGCTGATCTGCTTCTAAAAAAACATCAAGATTATGGCCCCAAGAATATAGCTAGCGCCCCAGGCGGCGCGCTGAATGGTCTAAGGGTTAGGATCCATGATAAATTAGCCAGGATCAATCACCTGACCGAATCGGGCAAGGATCCCCAAAATGAATCCCTAAAAGATTCCTTTGTTGATCTAGCCAATTATGCGCTAATCGGATTGCTTGTTCTAGACGGCGATTGGCCAGATGAGTGATGCCAACTTATTCCTACCGATGCGATCAGCATGAAAAACCAGTATTTTCTTATGTAAATAGATCCATTGATCAAGTCGAGCAGATCCCAGATTGCCCCGATTGCGGAGGCCTAATGATTAGGGTATTTGATGCGATCCCAACGCACTTTAGCGGATCTGGCTATTATTCGACTGATTCTAGGGCCAAATAGGCCTGAAATCGCTGAAAAATAGATTCGATCCGCCTGGCCAAATATAGGATAATTAGCTATAAGCCAATAAGGCTAAAAAAGAAAGGGAATCATGAACAACATAAATACCATAACCGAGAGCTATAAAAAAGGCTTGATGGAGGTCAGCGAGCAAGCGCTCAAGGCTGGAATAAAGATCGAGCGCGAGAGATTGATCAAAGCGGCAGAAGCATATTTTGATCTAACCCAAGAGCCTAATGAGGATGGATCAATCAATCAGAACCCTGAATGGGATCGCGGATACCAAGCAGCCCTAGCAATCTTGAGAGGATCAATCTAATGAGCCTAAATCCACAAGAAAATCAAGAGATCGCTGATGCCCTAAAGCAAGTAATGATCCAAGATGGCTATGGCGATGAAACCGCTATTGATAACTACATCAAAGAATCATTCATGGGGGCTTGGCTTCATAATGAGGCTGGTGAGGCCCTGGCTGATCTTTATGATCCTGAGAACTCGATCCAAGAGGGCCTAAGGCGATTTGGAACCCTGGGCTATGCCTATACCTTTGATGCTGAGGCCTTTATGGATGCCCTGACGGCTAATGGAGAGGCTTTCTATATCGAGCTGGATCTAAAGCATGACGATATGCCTTACTCAGCCAAGACCGAATTCTGGTTCTGGAATAGCTGAACAATTTGGCCCCGTTCGCCCTTTACTCTATGTAGAAGGTGGCTCCATTAGCGCCAGGCCTAAAGCCCATTCGGCGCTAGTGTTGAGGGGTTGGTTGGCGGGAATCACTTTCCCAGGGCTGGACAAGGTTCGACTCTAAAAGCCTAAGCTGGCGGGATTATCCCGCTGGCCTAAGCTTACCGAGATATGAGGGTTCGATTCCCTCCCAGTCCACAAGGATACATAAGCGCTAGGGGGAAAAGATCTTAGCCCCTACCCCTTGCCGAGAGCCTGGCTGCTATGATCTGGCCGTCAGTAATGGGACTTGTAAGCTTCATACTAGGCCCCCCTTCTTTGGCCATAATCGCGCAAAGAGATTGCCCCCTGATTGGCGCACTAGGCGCTTGATAGTCCTAAGGCGGGATAAGGGGATCTGCTATTTATGTGGCAAACCTGGCGCTGATCGGGTTGATCATATCCAGCCTAATGATGATCATAGCCTTACCAACCTAGCTGCTGTTCATGATTCATCTCCGCCTCATTGTCATCGCTATAAGACCAGCCACGAGGGGAATCAATCGATCAGGGGTCAGCGACCTAAAAGAAAATTCTAAACTTTCTAAACCAAATCTAAATAGATAATTGTAAGCATGGAAGCTTATAGGTATAGGATCCAAGATAGAGTAGCCCAGGATGGGGGGTATCCCCCCCTCCCCCCTGTTACTGCCACCCGCGGCGATTAGCTCGCGCACAGAATAGCGAAACCCAGAGGGGGGCTACCCTTATAAATCAATAGATCCGCATGGATCGGATAATCCGCATGGATAGGAATCAGCCGCATGGCTAATACAGGAAGGCCAGCTGGCAGACCAGCCAGGCCAATAGAAGTAAAGCGCTCGCTGGGTAATCCAGGGGGCAGACCCTTGCCAGATCCACCCATGCCAAATCAAGGGCTAGAGGCAGCCTTAGGGATCCCGACAGCCCCGCCGTTAGGGCCAGATGGCTTAGAGCTTTGGAATCAGATCTGGTCAGCAGGATCAACATGGCTAAGCCCCGCCGCAGATTCCACATTGATCACGATGGCCTGTCAAATGTTTGATGAGGCAGAATACCTTAGACGGGCTATCAGCCTGGGCGAGGTCCCAAGATTTTATACAACGAGTAATGGCCAGCAAGTATCTCATCCCTTTATTGGTCAGCTAAAAGATTGCCGAACACAGCTAACGGCTTGGTTCGCTGCTTTAGGCTTTTCACCCGCAGATAGGGCTAGACTTGGACTGGCCGAAATTAGACCAAATGATCCATTAGACGATTTAGAGAAACGCAGACAAGCCCGACAGAAAGCCGCTAACTGATGACCGCCCTTATTATCGAAACAGTAAAAATCTCCACCCTAAAATTTGATCCTGAAAATGCTAGAACTCATGGCCCAAAAAATATCGCGGCTATCAGATCATCACTAGATAGATTTGGCCAGCGTAGGCCAATCGTTGTTCATGGTGATACAGTCATAGCTGGTAATGGAACCCTTCAAGCCGCTAAGGAATTAGGCTGGGATGAAATTACGATCAGCCGAACCCCCGCCGAATGGTCAAAAGATGAGGCAAAGGCATATGCCCTAACCGATAATAGAACCTCCGAGCTGGCCGAATGGGATTCTGATGTCCTTCTAAAAGCCCTCAAAGATTTAGATTCCGATTTGATCCAGGCAACAGGATTTACCGAAAAAGATATTTCTGATCTAAATAAGCTTTGGGGCCAGGCCCCCGATCTTGATGAGCTTGCTAAGCTAGTTGGCGATCATGAGGATGATGATGATCTAATCGATGTCAGCATGAAGCTGCCAATCGATGTTCATGAAAATCTAAAAGCTGCCATGAAGGCAACTGGCGTTGGCGATAAGATCGAGCAGATCAACTTAGTAGCCCTAGCAGCGCTAGAGGCTCTAAACAATGACTAACCCAATCCTTCGCTACCCCGTAAATGGATTGGTAAGCTATCACTATTACCGTAATCGCAATATTGATGAGATGGCCAGCTGGGGTTTTAGGCTAATTGGCGATTCGGGCGCTTTCTCTGCTATGAGCTTAGGCCAGCCAATTCAGATGGATGAGTTTGCCGCTTGGGGCCATAAGTGGAAAGATAGCTTATGTTGGATCGCATCGCTTGATGTTATTGGCGATGAAAAAGGATCTTGGCAAAATTATAAAGCCCTAAAGGGAATGGGCCTAGATGTGATCCCCACGATCCACTTTGGCCAGGATCCAAAAGTTTTAGATCAATACGCCGCTGATGGGGTTGATTATGTTGGCTTAGGGGGAATGGTCAGCCAAAGATCTCAAGAAAAAAAGCTGCTTCGATGGTGCTTATCAGTATTTAGATATGCCAAAGAGAATCACCCAAATATGAGATTTCATGGCTGGGGCGTTACCCATCCAGAGCTAATTCTAAATCTGCCATTCTATTCAGTTGATTCATCTGGCTTTGGATCAACCTGGCGATATGCCAGAACGCGACTATGGGATCCAGAGAAAAAGCGATTTGTTAGATTTCGACACGATGGAAAAGAGCCTTACGAATACCGCCAGCTGCTTCATGATTGGTATGATGGGGTCACCCCAGAGGAAATAGAATTTAGCACCCCTGAGAATAAAAGGGTTTTAGTTTTACTAGCTATCAAGAATGCTCAGCTACTTGAGGATTATTTGAGAGATAGATTTCAGGTCGAGCCTCCTAAGTATGGATTGCGCGAGCCTCTTATTGGCCCAAATATCCATCAGGTAGATACAGCCTTTAGCTATTGGCAGCAAGCTGCTAAGCCAGAGGCAGGATTTATTCATGAGGGCAAGGGAACCCGCCTGGCTGATAAAGGCCCAAATGTCCATATCGCCACAACGGCTACTAATTTCTATAAAGATGCTAAAGGCCCCAATATTCACTTTGTAGATAGCGATGTTCAGAACTTTGAGGCCGTAGATCAAAATGGCCCTCAGGTTCATATGGTATGGTCTAAAGATGGGGATCAGCTTATAAAAAGCGTTGGGCCAAATATCCACCCCGTTGTTGATTATTCAGATTACAAACTTTCTGGGCGACCGCTCAAGAACTAGAAAGAGATAAAATGAAAAAAGCCGTAATTGTTGCCTCTGGCGGTATGGATTCCGCCACCCTGGCTTACCTCTATAAGTCGCTAGGCTTCGATCTGATCCTAGTTGGCTTCAATTATGGCCAGCGCCATAAGAAAGAGCTTAGCTACCTAGAGAAGCTTGGCGAGCGCCTAAGCGCCCCAGTAAGGATCGTAGATCTCCAGATCCTAAGCCAGGTTCTACATGGATCTAGCTTGACTTCTGGCGATGTCGATGTTCCAGATGGCCATTACGCCGAGGAAACCATGAGGGCGACTGTCGTTCCTAATCGTAACGCGATCATGCTCTCAATCGCTACGGGCATAGCAGTAGCCGAAGGCGCATCTGTTGTAGCAACTGGCGTTCATGCTGGGGATCACTATATCTATCCAGATTGCCGACCTCAGTTTATTGATGCCCTTTCTCTAGCCTTCCAATATGGGACAGAGGGCCATGCCCCAGGCGACTTCGCTCTAGTTGCCCCATTCGTAGAGCTGACCAAGGCTGATATAGCTGGTATGGGCCATGAGCTTGGAGTTGATTACTCGATCACTTGGTCATGCTATAAAGGCGGAGAAATCCATTGTGGTAGATGTGGGACTTGCGTAGAGCGTATAGAGGCTTTTCTTGATGCTGGCGTAGAGGATCCAACTGACTATGTGGAGATCGATTTCGCACTTAGCGAGATAGCTAGGAAAGCAGCTGAGTGAAAACAATGCTGTTATCGATGCTTTCGGGCGTAGCCCTGGGTGCGATTTTTAGTTTTTTTAAGTTGCCACTTCCCGCCCCCGTTACCCTTGCGGGAGTTATTGGGGTATTTGGCGTTTGGCTGGGCTATATCATAATAGAAACATGGATATAGATACCCCTATAATCACGCCTGATTATCTAATAATAGTCAGCTGCGGATCTGCTAAAGTCGATTATAAAACCCAAGCAAGGCATCTCTATGTTGGGGGATTATTTACCCTAGCATTGAAATATGCTTTGACCCAAGTTGATGAAAAGCAAATTCGAATAATGTCCGCCAAACATGGATTGCTCAAGCTTGATGATTTGGTCGAGCCATACAAGCTAAGAATGGGCAGGCCAGGATCGATTGTTGCCGATAAGGTAAAATCGCAAGCCAGGCAACAAGGCATAGATCTAGCCCCAAAAGTTATAGTATTTGGCGGGCTTGATTATTACAATTTATGTAAAGAGATTTGGCCCCATGCTATTAGGATTACTGAGGGCAAACGATTTGGCCAAATTATGAAAGTTTACTCCGACCTAATAAAGGAACATAATAATGTACCGCTCAACTAAGACTTATGGCCCTGATCTGGGCCTAAGCGCAACATTTAGACAATGGCGCGCTAATTCACATTGTAATCAGCTACATGGATATGCGCTGGGCTTCAAGTTTATATTTGAGGCTGATGAGCTAGATGAGCGAAATTGGGTTGTTGATTTTGGATCACTAAAGCCCCTAAAGGAAAAGCTAGAAAAGGCTTTTGATCATAAGACGATCGTGGCAAGCGATGATCCAAAGCTGGGCGCTTTTCAGGCGCTTGAGGGAATGGGCCTGGCTAGCTTGACTATTATGGATGGCGTTGGTTGCGAATTATTTGCTAAGAAGGCTTATCAATTTGCCGAGCAAGTCCTAAAAGATCTGGGGCTATCTGATCGATGCCGAGTTGTATCAGCTGAATGTTTTGAGCATGGCGCTAATTCGGCGGTGTATGTTGGCTAAGCATCTAAATATCAATGAAATATTTGGCCCAACGATCCAGGGCGAAGGCCCTCATGCTGGCCAGCTAGTTGGCTTCCTAAGAGTTGCTGGATGTAATCTAACTTGCTCATGGTGCGATACCCCATATTCATGGGATTGGGAAAAATTTGATCGTAATGAGGAAAGCCATAAAGTAGAGATTGCGGAGATCGCTGATCAGCTCAATCAGATGGGAATCAATAGACTGATTCTTACTGGGGGCGAGCCTTTACTCCAACAGCATGGCTATCCCGAACTATTTGCTTTGACTGGCCTAAAAATCGACATCGAGACAAATGGAACAAGGGTTCCTAAGCAAGATACTATTGATTGCGTTGATCTATTTTGCGTTAGCCCTAAGCTGGCTCATGCTGGAGATCCAGAGGATCGTAGGGTTATCCCTGAGGCTTATAAAGCCTTTAGCGATCTAGCGCGCCAGGGCAAAGCAATTTTTAAGTTTGTGGCTGAGAAAGAATCAGATCTTGATGAAGTCCAGGATCTTATTGATCAGTTTGATATTCCTAAAGAATCAGTATGGATCATGCCCGAAGGCATTACAATAAAAGATCATGTCGCGCATCTCCAAGCGCTGGCTAATGCTATTGTAAATAGAGGTTGGAATTTATCAACCCGAATCCATGTTCTAGCTTGGGAAGAAGAAAGAGGCCGCTAATGTCCGTAAATAAAGAACTCGTTGCCGATTTGGCCCGCCAGCTGCTTATAGCAATAGGCGAGGATCCAGATAGAGATGGGCTAAAAGATACCCCTCAGAGATATGCCAAATGGTGGTCTGAGTTTATAGATTACGATCCAGGCAAAGTAGCAACTGCTTTTACATTAGGCCCAACGGATGAGATGGTTGCCGTTACTGGCATGGAGATCCACTCCCTTTGCGAACATCACTTACTTCCTTTTAGCGCGACTGTTAGCGTTGCTTATATCCCAGGCGATAAAGTTTTAGGGCTAAGCAAATTTGCCAGAATCGCTCATCGCCATGCTCATAAGCTTCAGGTTCAAGAGCGCCTGGTCGAGCAGATTGCCAACGAGATCCAGGAAGTAACTGGTAGCGATCATATTGCTGTCGTTATTGATGGATCACATAGCTGTATGTCAATGCGCGGGATCAGAACTAAGGGATCTATGAGAACTAATATTATGCGAGGCGCTTTCCGCGATAATCCTGCCGCTAGACATGAATTTCTATCCCTGGTTGATAGATCAAACTAAATGAATCCCCAAGATGACCGCCTGAAAAATCTAGTTACGGCTATAAGATCAGGATCCGATTTAGATACCGCTTGCCACTTTGCTGGGCTAAGCAGCGCCGAAGTCTATAAGTGGCTAGAGCGAGGCAAGCTAGAGAGCCAAAGAATTGGCCAGGGCAATCAGATAGATCCTCAGGAATTAGCTTTCTATGATCTATGGATCGAGATCTCTCAGGCCAGGGCTGGCGCGATTGTGCGTAATGTATCGACTATCCAAAAAGCTGCCCAGGATGGCCAATGGCAGGCAGCTGCTTGGTGGCTTGAGAGATCAGCCCCAGAACATTATGGAAAAAAGCAAGCGACTAGCCCAAATGTTGAGGTGAAACCATTACCGCTGAATGGGGGCTAAGGCCTCCAAGTCAAGATTGGAATCCAGCCTTTTTTGTCCCTGCTAATTCTTTGGATACTAGAGGCCCCGATGTTGCCGATTTTAGCGAGCTATTACTTAGGGCCAGCCGAGGCTTTAGAGCAGGCGAGCCTTTAGTATTTACAGCATGGCAAAGATGGCTAATCGATAGTCTTTTAGAAACTAATCCAGATACGGGATTACTTCGCTATCGTAGGGCAGTTATAGGGCTTCCAAGAAAGAATGGCAAAAGTTTACTAGGAACCGCGCTGGCGCTTGAGCATATTCTTTACGGGCCAGAGGGCGCTCAATGCTATTCCGCCGCATCAGATCGCGCTCAAGCCAGGATCGTATTTGGAGAGGCCCGATCTCAGGTTCTTGATAATCCAGCTCTAAATCGAGTTATCAAAGTTTATAGAGATGCGATGGAAGTCCCTAGCAAGGGAAGCGTTTATAGGGCGCTATCTGCCGATGCTATGCGAGCGCATGGATTGGCCCCATCCCTAGTCGTTGCCGATGAGCTTCATGCTTGGCCATCATCTCCGACAAATACAAGGGGAGATGAACTCTGGGATGCCCTTACCCAAGGAAGTGCCGACAGACCTGAATCATTAGTGGTCGGCATTACCACAGCAGGCGGGCGAACAGATACTTTACTTGGCAGGCTTTATGAGCATGGAAAAAGAGTTTCAGAATCTAAAGGCGAGATTGATCCTCAATTTGGATTCTGGTGGTGGGAAGCTGGCCAGGATGCCGATCCAACAGATCCAGAGGTTTGGCGAAAAGCTAATCCAAATTTAGCCGAAGGTCTTTTAGATCTAGGAGATTTTGATGCTTCGATTGCCTCAGCTGGATCAGCTGGCTTTGCTGGCTTCCAAAGATATCGCCTAAATCAATGGGTCAGGCTAGCGGGCGAGGATTTCATTAGCCCTCATTTCTGGCTAGAGGCTAAAAGAGAATCTAGTATCCCATTAGGCGCAACTATAACCGCTGGCTTTGATGGATCCGTAAGCGGCGACTCAACTGGAATAGTTATTTGCGATATCAATACTGGAACCCTAAAAGTCCATGCCGTTTGGGAACCAGATCCAACGGATCCAGATTGGGTTGTTGATCGCCAAGAAGTGAACGCTGCCATCCAAAAGTTATTTGATGATTATGATGTAAAGATGCTTTGGGCAGATCCAAGCTTTTATGAGCCAGATGTTTTA